CGCCTCTTCAAGTATCAGGTGAAGTGGGCGAGCGGTATCGCGTATCGCTACCCCAATATGAACGTCCTCGGCGAGTTCGCCGCTGCTCCTTCAGCACTGAAGAGCATCGCCAGCAACGTCCAGGTAATCGCCGACGCTCAGTAATCGAAGGCAAGGGGCGGGCGACCGCCCCCTGCATTGTTAACGCAAAAGAATAGGAGAAATACTATATGTCTTGTGCACAAACTCTGGCGGGAATAGCCCGCGACTGCGCCGCCAATATGGGCGGCATCCTCGAGGTCTACCTGGCGAACCAGGCCGACGTGGCGAGCATCACCAAGACCAGCGGCAAGGTCACCGCGATAACTATGGAGACTTCCAAGAAGTTCTACCGTTATCAGTTCAACAAGGAGACCGGCTCGATGAGTTCCAACTACCAGGTGAACGACGCCAACGGCACCAAGTACGTGCAGACCGACCTCCTGATGGTCTTCAACCGTATGGAGACCGACAAGCGCATCGAGATCACCGCTATGGCTCAGGGTGAGCTGTACGCCATCGTGAAGGACGGCAACGGCCTCTACTGGCTGCTCGGCGAATACGAGCCCGTGACCCTGGGAGCAGGCGACGGCCTGACAGGCACCGCCCGCGCCGACCGCAACGGCTACAGCGTGACCCTGCGCGACAACGCCCCCGAAATGCCGAGCGAGATCCTCACCGGCACCGGCGGCGTCGACATCGAGTCGCTGCTCTAACGACACTCTCTCTCATAATCGGTTTTTTCATAGAGGGCTGCGGCTGCTTCTTCGGAGGCGGCCGCAGTTTTTTACGGACGAAAGCGCGGCCCCTGCTATTTACGGAAAAAAGACAATGATACAGCTCGACATACGCAAGCCCTCGCAGAGCATCTTCGTGCCGCTGCCGGTCCCGGGACCTGCCACCGACGCGGCCCTCACGGCGCGCAGCACGTCCGACAACACGGTCGTGGCCTTCGACATCGTGACGGCCTTCGAGGGCGGCTTCCTGCTGCAGCTTATGGTGTGCCTGCCCGAGGAGGGCTTCCACGAGGGCGAGTGGGAGTACACGCTGGCCTACGTGGACGAGGAGGGCAAGGAGCAGACGGCGACAGGCATCCTCAACGCCTACGGCGACGGTGCGGGCGTGAAAGAGTACGACAAGGAGATATACTACAAGCAATATGGAGAATAACGAGAAAAACCGGCTGAGGGTGAGCTTCGCGGCCATAGACCCCTACCTGCAGAGCAACATCGTGAGCCCTGTGGAGCGCGAGATCCACGGCCGCGACCTCGTGGAGTGGGGCGACGGCAACGCATACCCCGACTATCTGCTGGAGCTCAGCAAGACGGTGCCGACGCTGCGCAGCATCATCAACGGCACCACGGACTTCATCACCGGCGACGACCTCGCCATCGTGCCCCTGGCCCCGGCCTACGGCGCGAACATTATGAACGCTAAGGGCGACACGCTGCGCTCGCAGGTGGAGGCCCTGGCGCGCGACTACTGCACCTACGGGGGCTTCGCCCTGCAGGTGATACGCGGCCGCGGGGGTCAGCCTGTGGAGATATACCACCTGGACCTGCGCTTCCTGCGCAGCAACAAGGACAACAGCGTCTTCTACTACTGCGAGAGATGGAAGGGCGCCGGACGCCGCAAGGTGCTGGAGTACCCCGCCTACCAGCCCGTCGACGAGGCGCGCTGGGTGCAACTGACGCCGGAGGAGAGGGCGCGCATCGCCGCGAGCGTGGTGTACGTGAAGAACGTCACCACCCAGGTGTACCCCTTCCCCGTGTACGGCGCCGCCGTCAAGGCCTGCGAGATTGAGCGCGGCATCGACGACTACCACCTCAACGCCCTGGAGAACGGCTTCACGAGCTCGGCCATCATCAACTTCAACAACGGCACTGCGAGCGACGAGATGAAGGAGGAGATAGAGCGCAACGTCAACGAGAAGTTCGGCGGCCACCATAACGCAGGGCGCATAATGTGCAGCTGGAACCCCGACAAGGAGAACGCCACGACCATCGAGAGCGTGAAGGTCGAGGACTTCGGCGACAGGTACGCGGCGCTGAGCAAGCACAGCCGCCAGCAGATCTTCACGGCGTTCCGCGCCAACCCGAACCTCTTCGGCATACCCACGGAGTCGCTGGGCTTCAGCAGCGAGGAGTACGAGAGCGCCTTCAGGCTCTACAACCGCACGGTGGTGCGCCCGGCGCAGCGCCTGATCTGCGACACCTACGACCGCATCTACGGGCAGGCCGGCGTGCTGACCATCAAGCCCTTCACCCTCGACGAGGACACCGAGACAAACGTACAGTAACTATGGCAACGGAGATATTATTGACGAGCGAGAACTTCGTGAAGACCGTGAGCAGCATCAGCGACAACACGGCGGGCAAGTACGTGCGGCCGAGCATCCGCGAGGCGCAGGACGTCAAGCTGCGCGGCATCGTGGGCGACTGCCTGCTGGCGAAGCTCAAGGCCATCGTGGCGGAGGAGCTCACGGAGCAGGAGGAGAACGCCGCCTACAAGGACCTCATAGAGCGCGCGCAGTACTTCATCGCCTACAGCGCCATCGTGGAGATAGCGCAGAAGGTGAACTTCAAGATCGCCAACGCGGGCGTGGTGAAGACCGGCGACGAGAATATGGAGGTCGTGGGCGAGCCCGATATGGCGAAGGTGCAGGCGTACTACCAGGCCAAGGCAGACAGCGCGGCGCTGGACCTGCAGAACTACCTGCTGGAGAACAGGGCGGCATACCCCGAGCTCAAGGAGTGCGACTGCAGCCGCATCAAGGCTAACCTCTACAGCGCGGCGACGTCCGGCATCTTCCTGGGCGGAGCGCGCGGCAAGGTTTTGAGGCCGGGGAGGGGCTGCTGCAAGAGATGAACCTGTGGCAGGTGATAAGGGCGATAGAGCAGACGGCCGCGAAGCAGCCGCCGGTGAACACGGTGGTGCGCAACGACATCTTCCGCCTGAACGCCTCGCCGGTGGTGAAGTACAGCACCTTCGCGTGGCTGCAGGGCGAGCACCGCGTGCTGGAGGACAGCGACCTCATAGAGTGGAGCTTCACGCTCTTCTACGTCGACAGGCTCACCGAGAACCGCGGCAACGAGATCGAGATCCAGAGCACGGGCATCGAGCTTTTGGAGAACGTGCTGCGGGGCCTGGAGGAGGCCGGCATCTTCGCCGGGGATCACACGTTCCAGACCTTCAACCAGCGCTTCGCCGACGAGTGCGCGGGAGTGTTCTGCCGCGTGACGCTGGAGACGCCGCGCGACGGCATCTGCGAGCAGTGGTGGCAGGCTATGGACGCGCTGGGTGACTTCAACCTGGACTACAACACGGACTTCCACTGCTGGACCTGGCAGGACGGAGACCGCACGATATACTTCATTTGACGTAAAAACATACAGATATGGCACAGTACAGCAGCCTCAAGGCTTACATCGAGGAATACATCCATACCAACGGCAGGCAGGCCATCACGGGCGCGATCCTGCAGGACGTGCTGAAGACTATGACCGACGAGCTCGGCGCGGCGTTTCAGTTCGGGGGCGTCGTGACGCCGGACGACGTCTTTGAGCCGGGCGACGCCAACGTGGCGTTCCTGGCCTTCGAGGCGGGCACCTACGACGACTTCGGGGAGGTGACTCTCGCGGAGGGGCAGATCGCCATCCTCACCTATGACGGAGAGTGGCACGCCGCGGTCGAGGACCTGGGAGTGACGGCGCAGGCCATCGCCGACGCGCTGGGCTACACGCCCTACGAGCTGCCGGACGGAGGCATCCCCAAGAGCGACCTCGCGCAGGCAGTGCAGGACAGCCTCGACCTCGCGGACAGCGCCGTGCAGGACGTCAGCGGCAAGGCCGACAAGGTGGCCGGAGCCACCGACGGCAACTTCGCCAGCCTGGACGAGAACGGCAACCTGGAGGACTCCGGCAAGAAGGCCTCCGACTTCGCCACCGCGGCGCAGGGAGGGCTGGCCGACACTGCCGTGCAGCCTGCGGACCTCGTACCCATTACCGAGGTGATACCGGCGGCGGCGTCGGACACCAACCAGCTCGCGGACAAGAACTTCGTGAACAGCAGCATCGCCACGGCTACGGCTACCTTCCGGGGCACGTACAACGAGGTGACGGACCTCGGCCTGACCACCGCGGCCACGGAGGGGCAAATCGCAGCGGCGCTCCTCCTGGAGATAGCCACGGCGGACAATAACGACTACTGCTTCGTACAGATACCCACCGCGGACGGGACACCGTCGGAGATAGCGCGCATCGACCGCTACAAGTTCAACGGGACCGCCTGGGCCTACGAGTACAGCCTCAATAATAGCAGCTTCACCGCAGCCCAGTGGGCCGCGATAAACAGCGGCATCACCAGCAGCCTGGTAACGAAACTTTCGGGGCTTCCTGACTCGATCGTGGCCCTCACAACCGCAGAGATAGACACCATAATCGCCAACGCATAATGGCAAAGATATTGATCAACGACCAGCGCAAGGCGCTCATCGACAGCAACGGCAAGGCTTATGTTATAGGCAATATGGCCGCGGCTGAGGGCGTACAGCCCCTGGCGATAGGAGCCGCCGCCGGCAAGGTGCTTCGTCTGGAGCGCTACGGCAAGAGCACCCAGGCGGGGACTCCCACGCCCAGCAGCCCGGTCGACATCATTTGCAACAACGGCCCCGTGGGCGAGGCCGTACACGCAAACCCCGAGGCCGTGACGATAGGAAGGCAGACACAGCTGACGCTGGACGCGACCAGGATAAGCGCCTACATCAGCGACGTGGGAATATGGAAATCGTCGAGCGACAGTTACTCCATAAAGGTGCCGGTGACCGTAGGCAAGAAATACCGCATAGTTTGGACAAACACCAACAGCGCGGTCGTGGGTACGATCTTTCGCTACGGATTTACGGACACGCCGACACCGAGCAACACCAACCAGCTCACGCAGTGGGAAAGGACATCCCCGCAGGACTTGCCGGAGGTGGAGATCACCGCGGACTGCGATTATTTGATAATACAGAACGGCGCCTCGCTTATGGCGGCGAACATCAGCAACGGAAGGATGCTCGTTTACGAGGTCGACGAACAGACGGCCAGCGTCCCGGACCTCCTGAAGGCGGGCAACTACCAGGATGAGGCGGACATCGTAAGCGGCAAAATCACGCGCCGCTGCGGCGTCAAGGTTTTGGACGGCACCGAGGCGTGGGTCAAGCTCACCGTTTCCGGCCAGGTGCTTTTCTACATAAACGCGGCGGGGCCGAGCATACCGGGCAACGCGGACACCCTCTGCACGATAGCCACCGGCGCGGCCGAGGACTGGAGCTCGCCGGCGGACAGCATCGTGGTGCGCAGTAACGGAAATTTCGGATTTTTGAAGCCGAGCAATATGACGGCGTCGAACACGGCCCAGGACTGGAAGGACTACCTCGCGGGGGAATACGCCAACGGCACCCCGGTCGTAATAGTTTACCCCCTGGCTACCGAGACCGCGGACCAGGCCGAGCGCCAGAGCCTGAGCACAGCCTCGGGAGTCAACACCGTGGAGAGCAGCGTCGCTGACGCACAGATAAAGATAGTTTACAAAATATAGAGATATGGCAACCGAAAAAATAATCGACAACACCAATCTGGGGTATCTTTGGAACAAGATAAAGGCCGCATTTTGGAGCATCGCCGACGTCGTAAACATCAACCTGGCGGACGTGGCCGTGACGGGAGAATACGACGACATTCTCAACAGGCCCACCTTCCCGGCGCTGACCGTGGCAGACATCACGGCCCTGACGGGGGCACAGATAGACGCCCTGAACAACGGCGACGTCGTGGCGGAGGAGACCGGGACGCAGATCGACAGCTACATCGCCGTGATCAAGGACGCTACCGTCGGCAAGTTTTCGCTTGTTTACGTGGACCACACCACCGTGAAGGAGGTGATCTACATAAAGAGCGGCGGGGCGTGGACCTACGACAGCACCGAGACGCTGCAGGTGGCCGTCGACATTTCCACGGACCTGCTGACGGACAAGAACAGCAATACGAAGGTGGCAGGCGCGAAGGCGGCGTATGACGAGATCCATCCGGCGACGCAGAGCGCCCAGCCTGCCGGAGGCTTCCTGCCCAACGTATTATACGTTTTAGGCACCGTTACCGGGAGCGTGACCTTCGCCCTGGCGACGCCGCCGGACGCGGGAGTCACCAACCACTATTACTGGACCTTCGACACCGGGGCATCGGCTCCCACCGTGACCTGGCCCGCAAGCATCACCGGCTGGCAGGGCGGAGCGCCGACCATCTACGCCAACAAGCACTACGAGGTGAGCGTATTGAACAACATTGCCACAATAATGGAGGTATAGTATGGAGGACCTTTTGCTTCGCAGGCGCGCTATGGGAGCGCGCACCGTCGACTACTCACAGCAGCCGCTGACGTTTGTTTTTCGGGCCACCGGTCGCGTGAAATTTTCAGCGGCCACGGAGTACAGCATCGACGGCGGGAGCACGTGGGTAAGCCTCGCCGCCAACACCAACTCGCCGCAGGTGCGAAAGTGGGGCAAGATTATGTTCCGCGCCTCGGGACTTCCAGTCACCATCGCCAGCGGCATAGGAACCTTCTCCTTCAACGCCGACGTGGACGTCGAAGGCAACATAATGTCTATGCAGGCGGGGGCGAACTTCGCAGGCGTGACCACCATCGGCGCGAACTATCAGTTCCGCGGCCTTTTTTATAACAATAGCCACATCATCGAGGCGGGGAACCTCATACTGCCAGCCACCACGCTGAAGGAGGACTGCTACCGCACTATGATGGAGCTTTGCACGAATTTGAGGAGCACGCCGCAGCTGCCCGCCGCAACGCTGCAGAGCCGCAGCTATCAGCTGCTGTTCGAGCAGAGCCCCAACGTCAACTACATTTTTTGTATGGCGCGCAACATAAGCGCGACCAACTGCCTGCAGATTTGGGTGCGGGGCGTAGCGGCCACCGGAATCTTCGTCAAGCATTACAGCGCGACGTGGACGGCCACCGGGGACAGCGGAGTGCCCACCGGCTGGACGCTGCTCTATTACAGCCCGGGACTGGATAGATACTACCTCGACGACAAGACCACCATCTGCGACAAATACGGAAACCCTATATAACGAGATAAACTATGGAATACAAGGAATACTACAAGATCATTGACGGCGTGGAGGTTATCAGCGACTGCCAGGTGATAGAGCTCGACGGCGTGACCATCAGCAACCCCAGCGAGGCGCAGATCTATGCGGCGGGCTGGCGCGACTACGTGAGGCCGGAGCCGGTGCACGTACCCGCGGACGCGCCGGACTACGAGGAGGTGGCGCAGGCTATGAAGGTACAGATGGCTCCCGTGCTCGAGAGCCTGAGCGACGAGCAGGCCCTGCCGGTGGCAGCCCTTTACGTCACCTGGGTGGAGCTGCTGCAGGCCGGCAAGAGCGTGCCCGCAGGCACCCGCTGCTGGGACGACGGCAGGCTGTGGAAGTGCAAGCAGGCGCACGTGCCGCAGGACGACTGGAGGCCGGAGGCCACCCCCGCCCTCTGGTACGAGGTCAGCGACGACCCCTGGCCCGCGTGGCGCCAGCCCAAAGACTCGACGGAAGCCTATCCCCTGAACGCACAGGTGAGCCACGTCGGCAAGCACTGGATATCGAAGCATCCCAGCAACGTGTGGGAGCCGGGAACGACGGGAACGGAAACCTTATGGGTCGAACCTGATTAATATATACGACGATGAACAGCGGTATTAAAGACAGCGTAATCGTGGCCGTGAGCGTGACCAGCTTCGTCGTAGGCGTGACGCTGACGTTCCTCGGCCTCTTCCTCCCCCCGACGGGCATCATCGACAACAGCGTGCTGGTGGCCGTCGGTCAGTTTCTGACCCTCGCGGCGACGGGGCTCGGAGTGAAGGAGTACGTGGACGGCAGGGTGACGCGCGAGAGGATGAGGCATCCCGAGCACGAACACGAACACGGCTATGAGTAAGTATTTCAAGGCTTCGGAGTTCCGCAGGTGCTCCCCCGCCTGCAGCATCGAACAGATGAGCGACCGCTTCCTCGCCCTTATGGACGAGGTGCGCGAGCGCGCCGGCATCCCCCTGGTGATCAACAGCGCCTACAGGTCGCGGTCCTGGGAGATAGCCCACGGGCGCAGCGGCAACAGTGCCCACACGAAGGGGCTGGCGCTCGACATACGCTGCTATACGAGCGCGAACCGCTGGCGCATCGTGAGCGCGGCGCTGAGCTGCGGGCTGAGGCGCATCGGCATAGGCAAGACCTACGTGCACCTGGACGCCGACGAGAGCCTTCCGCAGAACGTGATCTGGGACTATTATGACTGAGGCCCCGCACTATGATCCGAGGGACAGGGTGGTGCCCTGCCTGCTGGCGCTGACGGTGATCCTGGCGCTGGCGCTGCTGCTGAGCTCGTGCGCGCCGGTGGTTATCGAGAAGGTGCACTACCAGCACGACACGACATACATCGACCGCCTGCGCGTCGACAGCATCTACTACCGCGACAGCGTGTACGTCAAGGACCACGGCGACACGGTGTGGATATACAAGGAGCTGTGGCGTGACCGCTGGCACTGGGAGCGCGACACCGTGGCCGTCGTGAGGGTCGATTCCGTGGCCGTGGAGCGCGAGAAAATCGTCCAGGTAGAGAAACCCCTCACCCGGTGGCAAAGTCTCAAATTTGCCCTGTTTCCGTGGCTCCTGGGGGCAGTCCTCGCGCTGGGACTCTGGACCATCCGAAAACCTTTAATAAAATTGATAAAGAGACTATGAAAAATTCACTTGTGAACATCCTCAAGCTGCTGGGCCTGATGGCCTGGCTGGTGGGCACCATCGGAGGCTTCGCCTACGGACTGCACATAGGTCAGCCGGTCGTCGGGATCTGCTGCCTGGTGCTCGGAATTATGGCCTTCCCCACCGTAAAAAAATGGTTCAGCTTTTTGAAGGCTGAGAAAAAATAGCTACCTTCGTGACGGCACGCCCGTAGTGTGGGTACCAATAACGACTTCTGCCGCCGGGACCTCCCTTCCCGGTGGCTTTTTTTTGCCGAAAATGGCCGCTGATTGGCCGACGGAGACGTGGCCGCAGGCTATCCTGCGACCATAACCGCCTGACTATCATAGCAGAAGCCGCCAATATGGGGCGGCTTCTGCTATCTTTAACCTAAAAATCAGCCCTCCGCGGCCACAGGTGCGTCCCGCCCCTCTTCTGCGCTTCCAGGCGCAGCATCGCCGACACTTTCTGCCACTTTG